AGTCTCCCGAGCCTAACGGAAGATTTATGGGTAAATGTCCCCAAATGCGTTTCGGTTGCTGAGGGGTTGGGGGATTTCGGGCTAAGTAAGCGAGCGAAAAAATTTGATTAACAACGTGGCAGACGAACCAAAAACCATTTCAGCGGACAGATTGTGCGAGTTGTCAGGACTCACGCACCGCAGGCATTTGCAGCTTGCGAGCGATGGGTTTTTCCCCGCACCCGTCGAAATGACGTGGCAACTTGAGCCAACGATTCAAGGGCTTTTCCGATACTACCGAGAGCACAACACGCGCACGAAAGAGAAGCTCGTGAACACGAAGGACGAAAAGACGCAGAAGGAGATTCGTTTGCTTGACATGAAGATTGAGGAGCAGGAGCGGCAGTCGGTGAAGCGAAGCGAGGTGAGCAAGTTACTGCTGCAAGTCAGCTCGAAGCAAAAGGCGGTGCTGTTTGCTGCGCTTGAGCGAGAATACCCCGGCAAGGTTGTCGGACGCACGGCGAGCGAAATCAGCGCGCACGGGCGCGCCCTCGCTGACCGGCTTTGCGAAGTCTTCGCGCGGGAGGTTGACCAATGGCAGACGCACGACTGAGCGACTTCGCCGGGTGGCGCGCGGGATGGAGCAAGCCCGATAGACGAAAAATCTACGAATGGGCCGCAGACCAACTGACGCTGCCGGCGAGCTACCGAATCCCCGGCAAGTTTGACGTCAGCGTGCGACGCCCGCTAATGGCCGTCTTCGACGCCATTCAGGACACGATGGTGCGGCGCGTGCATTTTAGGAAGCCGCCTCGCTTTGGCGGGTCGATGATCAACGACATTGCGATTCCGTGGATCATCTGCAATGACCCGGGTCCGTTGATGTGGAACTGGCAGAAGGACGAGGCGGCGGCGGAGCACATGAAGGAAAAGGCGTGGCCGTTGTGGAAGTCATCGCCGCAGTTTCGCGCGATGCTACCGGGCGGGCGGCATGACGTCACGACAACGGAAATCTATTTCGGTCCTTTCTTTCTCAAGGTGCAGGGCGCAAACCCAAACAACTTCCAAGGAAAAGGCATCCGCTGGCAGTTTAACGAGGAGATTTGGCTCCCGGTTTGGCAGACGCTTTACAATCAAGCGGTGAGCCGCACGCGCGACTTCGCAGAAATACAAAGCGAAAAAGTTGTGAACGTGTCGCAGGCAGGCAACGCAAACGACGTTGAAGACCGCAGCTTTCGCGCTGGGCATCAGGCGGCGTGGTGCTATCGCGCGCCGAGCGACGGCAAGCACTACCCGCTACTTATGGGCGGCAAGCGCGCTGACGGCTCGCGCTGGGGCTTGACGTGGGCGGACGACGCGCGCCGACCTGACGGAAGCTATTCCTTAGCGCGTGCGATTGAAACGGCGCGCTATGAGGCAAAGGACACGCGCGACGTGTGGCTTGACTCGCCCGCAACCTTGGCGGAATGGAATCGGGATGGCGCGTATGTGGCGCAGCACGAGAAATCGCCGCGCGAGGTGCGCAGCTTTTCGACAAATGCGCTGCTCAACAACACATTCGCCGACCTCATCACGCGTAAAATTGCGGCGATGGAGCAATCGGCCTACGGCGACATGAGCGGGATGAAGGACGTAAAAATGCAGGACGAGTGCTTGCCGTGGGAGGAAACCTATTTGACGGTGACGATCAACGGCAGCGCGAGCGGATACAACGTCGCTGACTACGCGGCCGGCGAAAAGATTGACGGCGAGAAATACCGCACGCTTATGGCAGACAGGCAGCAAGGCGTTGGCGGAGATTCGCCGCATCGTTGGTGCGAGGTGCGAGCGTGGCGAGCGGACGGAAGTTCGCGGCAGCTTTACTACGGGCGCGAAGGCACAAAGGAGGCTATGCGCGACTTGCAACAACGCTATGCCGTGCCTGACCGTTGCGTTTGGCAGGACGCGGCGTTTGAGAAGCACGAGGTTTTTAAGGAGTGCGCCGAGTATGGTTGGATTGCCGTGTTTGGATCCGATCAAACGCAATGGCTGCATCTGCTTCCTCCGCTGCCGGGTTCGCAGGAGGCGCGCAAGATTCGGCTTCCCTATTCGCCGTGGCAGCGCACGACGGCAGCAGGCAAAGCGGTAAACTACCTGCATCTTTCCGAGGATTACATGGCCGACATTCTCGCGAATCTCGCGGCTGGGCGCGGCGTAAAATACGAGCACCCAGACGACACGCCGCCGAGCTACCTTGAGCAAATGCGCGGCGAGCATAAAATCCAAAAGGGCGGGCGCTGGGTCTGGGAAAAGATTCACAGCAGCAAACCGAATCACGCATGGGATTGCGCCAAATACGGCATTGGCTTTGCGCTGCTGATGAAGTTGCTCGCGTTGCCCACAAAGCAGGCGGAAGAGAAGCCGCGCGCAGAAGAATAGCGGTCAACGCATTGACGCGCGGGCAGTGGCATGGCTTTTACAGGCAGATTCTACGCTCTTACGGCGGCGCAGTTGACCACATTGCAGACGGAATACCTTTCTTGCATGAGCGCGATTGCCGTCGCCGGACAGTCCTACACTATTGCAGGACGGCAGTTTAACCGCGCAAACTTGGCGGAAGTTGCGCAGACTCTTGGCGACATTAACGACGCGCTGTCACGCAAAAACGGGACTCGCACGACACAGACTTTTGCGCGCTTTGGAACCTAAGCACCCTCGAAAATGACAACTGAATCGGCTCCTGCGGTGACAAAACTCGACTCGGTGATCGGCGGACTATTCCCAAAGTGGGGTGCGTCGCGTCTTCGCGCTCGGCGGGAATTTTCGTATGAGGCAGCGCGCTACACGCGGTTGCGTGCGTCGGCAAAAGTTATCCAAGGACCGGAAGACTACACGGCCTTCCCCGACCGCATTACGCTCATCACGCAGATGCGCGACCTTGAGCAAAACTTCGGGCTCTTCCAAAGCATCATCGACAAGGTTTCACTTTACGCTTTTGGGACGCTAAATTATCAGGCACACACGGGCGACGAAAAGGTGGACGCGCTTTATGAAGCTTACCTTGCCGACTGCTTTGCGCGCTGCGACATTTCGGGGCGGCACAACTTCCGCCAGATGGTTACAATTGCCGACAAGAGCGAAACGCGCGATGGTGATTATGCTCTAAAATGGCATCGCAGAGCGGACGGACTCAAGCTTGTTGGCATCGAAGGCGACCGCATCGGCGGCAACACGTCGGTTGGTTGGTCAGCTGATTATTTCCAAGGAATTACGGTGGACGTCAGCACGGGCAAGCCAGTTTCCTATCGGGTCTTTCAACGCACAAAAGCAAACGCATACATCAACCCAGAGGAAATTCCGGCCTCCGAAATTCTTTTCCTTTTTGACCCGCGCCGCATTGACCAATACCGAGGCATTACGCCGTTTGCGCCCGTCATTAACGAAGCGCGTGACTTAAAAGAGGTTTTGGTAGCGTGTCTTATCGGCACCAAATATGAAAACATGCACGGCGCTGTCGGCTACACCGAGAGCGGCGCACCGCTTAATGACCCTAGCGACCTCATCACCTCCACCGACACGATAAACAACGGTGCGTCGATGAAAGAGCAGGAGATGAAACCGGGCATGATTCAATGGGCGCCAACCGGAAGCAAAGTTGATTTCGTTAAAAGCGACCGACCGAGCGGCACCTTTCAGACCTACATTGACATGCTCGTGCGACTGATCTGCACGGCGCGCAATCTGCCGTATGGCTTTGTGTATCAAATGCTCGGCGCCGGCCCTGCCGTGCGCGCAGAGTTGCAGCAAGCGCATCGCGTAATTCAAGGGCGGCAAACCAATATGCGCGAGCGCATCATGGACCCTGTAAAAAATACCTACCTCATGGAAGGCATTGCCAACGGGGAAATCCCTTACATTGCAAACTGGCAGCGCGGCGGCTGGCAGTTTCCGCCTTGGGTAACTATTGACAGCGGACGCGACTCAAACGCGATGGTAAAAGAAATTGCAGCAGGTGTTCGCTCGCGCGCTTCCGTGTTTGCCGAAAACGGCGAGGACGCAAACGACGAAGACATTGTGATTGAGGCTGAAACGCGCAGCCGTTTGCAGAAGGCAAAAGCCATTGCCGAAGAGTTCAAGGTGGATTTTAACATCGTGTTGACGATGCTGGGAAGCAGCACGCCAAACGGATACTTGTTTACGTCTGGCGCGGCTGCAGGCGTAAATGCTGCGGGCGATGTAACCTCTGCGGACGGGACCGTTGAAGAGTCCAACGCATCTGAAATGAGCGCCCGCGTGCAAGCCGTGCGGCGCGCACTTGGCGCCGAACGTGAGCGCGAGAAAAAACTAGCCGCAATGAGCAAACGACTCCTCCGAAACTAAGCGCCAAAACCATGAGCAACATTGAACAATCCATTGCGCGCCTTGAGGAATTTGCCATCGCGTTCGGCAGTGAGTTAGAATCACACTCAGGGCTTTTTCCTGAGCTAAAAAAGGAATTGATCGGCGTCGTTGCCGTGCGCGTTGCCGAGCTTTCGGCGGGCAACCGCGTGGCAAGTCAGTCCGAGATTGTGAAGCAATGCGCCGCAATGCGCATTGAGCTTGGCGTCCTTGCGGAGCGGCATTTTGCTGCGGTGCTGGCGGAGAGGCAAAAACTTATTGGCCTTGACGAGCTTCATCACACGCTATCGGCGTTTGCGGCAAAAGCGGCGCGCGATGCCGTAAAGCAATACGCAGACGAATCGGCGGCGGTGCTGCCCGAAATCGTCAAGCGCGAATTGGCGGCGCAGCCTGTTAGCGCGCAGCCGGCAACGCCAAGCTGGGCTGACGTGTTTCGCGGCAACTACAACGCGGAAACGACCTACGCGCGCGGCGACATTTTTACGTTTCGCGGCGCGTGCTTGCTGACGTTGCAAACTTCGCGCGGCATTACACCGACTGCCGAAAATCAAAAGGCGCCTGACGCGCGCTTTGCTTTAATCGCGGCTCCCGGTTCGCCCGGCATTAATGGCATCAACGGCATTAACGGAAGCGGCGCCGTAGTTGCCGCGCCCGCAACGCCTACTTCAACGGGCGTTCAAGGCTCTTTTGCATTCTCAGGCGGCTATGTTTATTTCTGCTACAACACAAACCTTTGGCGGCGTTGGGCTGCGGTAACGTGGTAAGGATTCAATTACCCATGAAAAAACTTGTTCTTATTTTCGCGCTGATGGTCGGCGCCTCCTCCATTCTTGCGGCAGATGCGGCAAACGACGTTTTGCTAAATCAGCGCAACGGCGCGAACGACGACAACGTGCAGCAGAATGTTTCAGCAACAGCCAACGCGCTGTTTGCTTTTAACGGTTCTCTTGCGCCAATTTCGACGCTTACGCCAACCGGCTTGACGAGTCTCGGCGTAAACTCTGTCACGGCTGCGACCTCCACCGCGCTCACCCTCGCAGGCGGCACCTCGGGCGCGAGTCTGGTGCTGGGGCAGGGGACGACGCAAGTCACGACGCATACTGGCAAACAGGTTGATTCATTCAATCGCGCCACATTCTCAACCGTTGACTCCACCGCCCTTGCTGCCGGTATCGGTGGCGGCATTAGTTTTGGCGGCGTTTTCACCGGCTCTACCGCGACTACGTGGGCGGGTGTTTTTGGAAATAAGCTGAATGCGACAGATGGCAATTATGCAGCCTACCTTGCGTTTGCGACTCGGCTCAATGGGGCAAATCTTTCCGAAAAAGCACGCCTGACCGACACCGGCAACCTCCTAATCGGCACGACGACGGACGCAACCTCCCTCGCGGGCGGTCTCGTCATCAACGGGTCAGGCACAGGGGCGGCATCGAGCGGCACGAACACGGGGGCGCTGCGCGTCACGGGCGGCGTGGGCGTGAGCGGGGCGCTGAATGTGGGTGGAGGCATCAGCAGTCCCGGCAGTGGCACGGCGTCGGAGCGGTTTGGTGCATCGGCTTCGACCTCGACCTTTACAAACGCAACTGCGGTCGGCTCGTCATCCTCGGTGACCGGCTCTTTCGGCACAGCAATCGGAAATTCGTCAACCGCAGCCGACAGCGCCGTTGCAATCGGATTGAGCGCGTCGGCTTCATCCACGTATGCAATCGCCATCGGGCGCGCCGCAAGTGCCGCAAATTTCAATAGCGTTGCCATTGGTGCATTTACTTCCGCGCCATCATTCGGAATCGCCATTGGTTACAGTCAAACCGCTGCGGTTGGCGACATTGTGCTGGGTATCGGCAACATCGCCGCCGAGGTTTACGTCGGCCAAGGCAAGACTGCTGCCGCAGACTACGGCACGCGGATTCAACCCGCATCGGGTAGCGGCGCCGGTGTTCTCGGCGGAACCCTCCGCATTGCAGGCGGCAAAGGTGGAGACGCGGCGACCGCTGGCGGCTCGGTCATCATCCAAACGGCGGCGGCTGGCACGGGCACTACGCTTACGGATCGGCTCACGATTTCTCCCACCGGAGCCGCCACCTTCGCGGGCGCGGTGAGCGTGGCATCCACCACCCCCTCCACCGGCGTCGGCTTCGGAGCCCTCCAAGTGGCGGGCGGCATCTACGCGGGGGCGGCGAGTTATTTCGGGGGGAACATTAGCACGGCGGGCACTCTTTACGGAGTCGGCAATCTTGTGATGATGGGCGACCCGTCTGCGGCTGGTGCGAACATTTATGCGCGGCCGGGTGCTTCGGCTTACTTGCGCGTGGATACGGGTCTGGGAATGCGTGTTGAGGCAGGCACACTTAACGTCACGACCACCACCTCCGCCTCCTCCAGCACCGTCGGCGCACTCACCATCGGGAATGGCACGGCGGCGACCAACGTGGCGATTGGCGGGGGGAATGTTAATGCGGGCGGGACGGGGACGTTTGGGGGCGCGGTGACGATTTCCAAAGCGGCTGGCGGCGAACTGATTCGAGTCGTTTCCGTAGGTAACACTCCGTATATGACTTTTACGGATGGCACCTACCCCCTGACTATCGGCGTCGATTCAACTGCGCCGGGATCGGCAGCGTCGTTCATCAACTCCGGTTCTGCCTCTGGACTGCGGCTGATGACTAATTCGACGGCACGCCTGACGCTTACGGATACAGCCGCCACCTTCGCGGGCGCGGTGACGGGCAGCACGACTATCTCCGCAACTACTCAATTCCAGTCCGACACCTACCGGCAACTGAGCGGCAATCGTTCGCTTCTATCATTCACGGGCGTCCAAACTACGGTTGGTTCGGGCGCAACTGGCGACACGACTCGCATCATGGCCAATGGGGTGCAGGCACTCGGATTTGATACCGCACTTGTTGCCACCTTTGCGGGCGCGGTGAGCTTGTCCACCGCTGGCACGACGGTCTCCATAAAATCCGGCACCAACGCCGCAGCGGGCACGGTAACGCTCAGCGGCGGGTCGGCGACGATCACGAGCACGGCAATCGACGTGAACACGGTCATCGTCATGTCGGTCAAAACCTCGGGCGGAACCATTGGCGACCACACGCCGAGTGTGAAGGTGAACGCCGGCAATGCGGTGATCACCGGCTCTTCCTCGGACACGTCGACCTACAACTGGATTGCCTTGAAGGTGAACTAATTTCCCAACCATGAAAAAACTCGCACTCCTCAGTCTCGCGGTCGCGCTTTGCGCATCCGCTGTTTCCGCCGCCGATGCTCCCAGCCCAGCCGTCCTCGCGCAGTCCACCAAGAACGGCGTCACCACGGTCATCACGACCGGGCGCGTGCAGGCCGAAGCGTCCATCAACGCGGACGGCTCGGTCACGTTTCAAATCTACCCGACGGTCACGCTGCTTGACAGCGCCGGTCAGGTGATCTCCACGCGCCTTGACACCTCCGCCATGTTCAACGTGCCCCTGAGCGCCGACCTCGTGGCCAAAGTCTTGGTTGAGGTCAAGGCCGCCTATGACGCGGACGTGGCTGCGAAAGCTGCTGCCGCTGCCGCGCCGACCCCATAACCGACCGCCATGCTCCTCACCCGCTCCCAACTCGTCGGCGCTTTCTCGGCTGGGAGCGTGCCGCCGTGGGCGTTATCGCTCAACGGTGACGTGTTCGCTACCGTGAGCCGCGAGTGGGTGGAAGCTGGCGTGCGTGCGCTGCGCCTCAACGCCCCGGCCCTTGTCGCCTCTCGGCCCATTGGCGCAAGCGGGGAGACGCAACTCGTCCCCCGCTACGTGCTCCGAGGATTCAACTGCCGCGCCCACGCCCTGTTCGTTTACACGCACGGGCTAACCGGGTTCGCCTGTCAAGCCGCCGACTCGCCGGTGCCGCTTGATCACGACGCACTCGCGTTTGGCTTCCTTCACTACACCGCCCGCCCAAATTCAACCAACCTCGGGCGAGATGGTCGTCATTGCATCCTTTGGTTTGTAGACCACGCCGGCACTTTTCAAAGCTACGAACCGGGCGACGGCGAAGAGAACGAACTGACTCCCGAGGAGTTGGCGTCGATCACTTTTGTTTACGCGCAATGATGACGCTGCGCACAATCGTTGCCGCGTGTCTGCTGTTTGCTTTTGCAGGCTGCGTGACAACGCCCACGCCCGCCGACCCTTACGTTTACAGTCCAGCCAACCGCATCACCTACCCTCAACCAAAATGACTATCACGCCTCCCTCAACGGACAAACTTGTGCTGTGGTGCACGGAAGCTGCAACGGTATTTCTCAACGGTTGCATTGCCGGCGTTGGAGGCGGCACGGCGGCAGGCGCAGGCACCGGAGCCATTGCCGCTACCGCATCGGGCGCTATTACTCCCGGCTCACTTTCAACGGCAATCATTGCCGCTGCGTGCTCTGCGGGCGGGAATGGGTTAAAACGACTTGTTGTTTGGCACGATTCTCACCCGATTCCCAATCCGTTTGTCGCCGAGCAAAAATCTTCCGCCACATGAAAACTCGCATCCTCGCCATTGCTCTGCTCGCTAGTCTTTGCGGTTGTCATAACTTCCCGCGCGACTCCTACGGACAAGACGTGAAATCGACCGTGAACACGCCTTGGGGACCATCCACTCTTGAGGTAGGCATCATTGCAACGGGCAGCGCAGCGCGAAACATTTCACTGCCAGAAACCACCGTCATCCCACCTCCAAAAAAGAAATGACTGTTGTGACGCAATTTATCGCTCAAATCATAAACGAGAACGCAAACGCGCTGCTGACCTATGGTCCGCTTGGAATCGTGTGCGGTTGGCTCATGTGGAAAATTGAACGAATGGAAAACAAACTCTGCGAAGGGCTAAGTTCCAAACTAGGCGATTTGTCGCAGCGCATTGAAGGACTTACGCGAACGATGCTTGTGGATATGGCAGAGCGCGAGTCTGCTGGCGAACGCACAAAAGAATATGCGCGCGAAACAATTGCCCAAATTGATGCTCGCTCTAAAGCAGATTTGGAGCGTTTGACAAAACGCTAGGCGACGCGGCGTTGCGCTCGGCGTTAGTGCGCGCCTGATGGCACGGTTTGCACATCACGCGCCACGCCTTAGGGTCTTCTGCGAGCAAGCGTGCGACAAACGGCCCAAGGTCTTCATGCGCGCCCAGCTTGCCGCAGTTTTCGACGTGATCAACATCCACCTCGTCACGCTTAAACGCGCCGGCACACGCGCAGCAACGCCACGCGAACCGCTGATTGCCGGGACCGTTGAACGGGATTTTGGCGGCGGCAAGCGCAAGGGAACGCGGCTTCCATCGGCGCAACGAGAACTGCCGAAGCATTGACCGAAGCGCGCCCCAATAGGCGCCCTCGGTCATCGTCCCGGCATTGCGCGTCCGTGGAAGCAGTACGCGCTTGCTTGGCTTGCGCTCAGGGCGCCGTTCCTGCGGCTTTACAGACGTTTTATTGCGCGGCGCGGGTGAAGAGTCGCATCGGCTAATTGCGTCGCTGCAATTAAGGCGAATCGTCATTTCGGATGCGTTGGGAAAGCGCGTCGTGAATTCTTCTCGCGTCACGTTTCTTCCTCCGTCGCGGCGTGCGCGTTCTTGGCGAGCGTAAACATGACGTTGCCGCAAGCGTGCATGTTCGTGTCGTTGTTTGCCCACCACTGTTCTTCGATGCTCGCCAGCGCGGCGCGAGCGGTGCGCAGTTTTGCGCGTTCGCGCGAAAGCTCGCGCTCCAGCGTGTCGCAAAGCTCCGTTACCTTTTGTAGCGCCTCCACAGTTGATGCGGACGATTCAAAACAAACCTGCGTTCGCGGCGTCGGGATTCGTATTGGCTCGCTCATGTCGTTTTCCCTCCCGTGTTCCGCGCTTTTGGTACGGTCAAACCTTCGCTGCGGATCAGCTTATTCACGGCGCTTTGTTTTACGCCTGTCTCTTGGCAAATTTCTATTTCGGTCATGTGACCGGCTCGCGCAAGCGCAAGAACGTGCGTGCGTTGTTCTGGCGTTGTGCGAACCCACGGCACGCGATTGTCCCACTGTTTCGCGCCTTCGCTGCGGCAGCGGACAGCGTATTCGCGCGAAAGAGCACCGCCGCCCGCTTTCATCAATTTGGGCGCGCAACGCGCAACCATGTCCAGCATCCGTGACGCAGCCGATTCCTCGTTGTAAATGTTTGCGATCATGCGGCACGCTCCTTGCGGCGATGACCGCGAATGACTTGATTGACGAAAGCGGTGGAAAGTTTGAGTTCGTAGGCGATGACTTTTTGCTCGCCCCAAACAAGACCTTCGGCGGCGCGGCGGCGGATTTCATTGATTGTGCTATCGGGCACCTTGCGGGGCGCACCGACTGAGCGTAAAATTGCTGGCGTGGAATTTTGCATGGCTGAGTTGGTTTTCTGACGTTTAGTTGCTAACGGAAAGTGACAGAGACGTAGGAGCCTTTAACGCTGATTTCGTAAAGGTGCGCTGATTGATACAAGCAAACACAATGCAAGTTTGCGCGGTGCAGCATTTTGATTGAGCCGTCTTGTGCGTCGGTGCTGACGTAGGCGTAACCGAGGGCGCGGAGCGAGTCATAAACAATCTTTTGAACGATGGTCATTTGGCGTTTTCGTCCCACGGGCAATCGTCGGAAGCTTCGACCCTATGACGAAAAACCTGAGCAACAACCTCGTTGCCGCCAACCGCCGACACGATTAACACCGCAGGAATAACAGGGACAGGAGCCGGCCACAGACGGGCGCGAAATGCCGTGCGCTCGGCGTCCGACCATCGCGCCGTGTAAACCGTAAACATACTTTCGGCGTGCGCGTCCCATTTTTCTTCAAAAGCGCCGCGTTCTGTTTCCGGCGTAACGTAGAAGACGGCGCCTCGAAAGTCTTCGGCGTGCGAGCATCCAACAAACGTAAAGCAAACCACGTTGCGGGCGCGCGAGACGTTAGAGCAAAAATGCCAAGTGGGCGGATGATTGCAGCGCGGACACGCTTTCATGGCGCGCCTCCATTCGTATTCAAAAAGTTTAGTTCGTTTCGTTTGTTCAATGCCGCTGTTGCTGCTTCTTGTCTGTCCAAAAAAAGGCCAAGATAAATAAAGCGCCCTTTGTGATTAACACCTGCCTGCCATTTGTTGCATTTCTTGAACCATGTTGTTCCTCGCATTGCACCGTGCTTTGTCGTTCTGTTTTGTGCGTTGCCAAAACAGTCCGTGATTCGCAAGTTTTGTCGCGAGCAGTTGTCAATGTCGCGATTGATGTGATCAACAATGTCTGCCGATGTTAGCTGTCGGCCCGCTACTCTTTCGGCAACTAGCCGATGCGCGTAAATTACACCTAGGTTATGTTTTTTGTTTTTGCGTTCGCATCGCGTTGTTTTTTTCGCATATCCATTTCGGTCGCGTCTCCAAAGCATAACGGACAAGTCGTTATCTTCGGATGAAAAAACCGGGTAAACGGAATACTTTGTTCGTCGCACTATTGTTTGCGTGCTCATGTTTTAGTGTCCTCCGTTGAGCCGAGCGCCTTGCTTGCGAGCGAATACATCCACCCGCCCGCCCCGATCGGGTTTGTGTCGTGCGCGTCGTCCCATTCCGCGACGATGCGCTCGCAGGCTAGGCGCAGCGCCCGCACCTTTTCGCGCTCGGCGGCGAGTTGCGCCGTTGCGTGAGCTAGCCGCGCCGCTCCGGTCGCGTTGACGGAGACTAGGTCGTCCAGCCGCGCCCGCTCGGCGGCGAGCTCGGCCTCGGCGCGTTCGGCGCGGGCGTATTGGCGCACAATCGCGGCCTCAACCGCTTCGGCGCAGTCGGTCTCCTCGTTGAGGAGTAACTTTGCGGCGGCAAGTTCGGCCTCGGCTCGTTCGGCTCGGGCATTGGCGCGGTCAACCCACGTCGTGAACTTGTCCGCGTCCGTCGTGCCACAAACGAGGCGTAGGGCATGGAGAGACGCCTCGGCGCGTTCGGCTCGGGCATTTTGCCGATCGCTCTCTTGCATCCAATTCACTTGGCCGTTTGTGGTTGCGCGCCCCAACCGCTCCACCTCGGCGCGGAGTTGGTCGCGCTGTTTAATCAACTCAGCGACTTTCTCCTCCGCTGATATGAGGTTTTTGCTATGGTCTGATAGATACATATTATTTACCCTCCTTTATGGCCGCGTCGATTGAGGCGCGGATGTTTTCGTGCAACGTGATACCGGTTTGCCTAAAACCATTCCACTGGTCCCACGGTCCGTGTTTCTCCACCCAATCCAGCCGCGCCCGCTCTGCGGCGAGTTCGGCCTCGGCCTTATCCGCCCGTGCATTGGCACGATTCACGTCGGTATCCCAAACTGCTTTGGCTAGTTGGTCGTTCAACCGCTCCACCTCGGCGCGGAGTTGGTCGCACGCCCGCGCCTGGCTGTCGGCGATGAGTTGGGCGCACGGCTCGCGGAAAGCTGCTCCGTGGTGCGCCGACTTCATGGCAATTGCAAAAATTGCAACTGCCGCCTCCCGGTGCGCCTCGGTGATGGGCGCGCTCATTTGCGGCCTTTCCGTGCGCGTGGCAGCACGCCGAGCGAGGTGAGCGCGGACACCATTGAGTCGCCGAGCGTCGTGAGGTCGTTCAGCGGGATCACCGCGACGGGAACGCCTGCAAGCGTGACGTCATGCAGCGCCCAGCGCTGCGCAGATTTGCGCGAGGTGTGCACCAACACATCGCCGCCCGCGTAATAGTTGCCCCACATGCGGCGGGCGCGAGGTTTGGTTTTGGTTTTCATGCGGCACCTCCTAAACGGCGAACAATAATATGCTGATGCTCTTCATCGGTGATAAAGACTTTACGAATGCCCATTCCGCCGAGCATTTTAGAAGCCGTGCCGTGATGCATTCCGGCGTCGAGTGCAAACGCCTTCGGTTCGCCGCCGGCTAAAATGTATGCGCGTAATCGTTTTTTGAATTCGTTTTCTAGTTTGGTTTTCATTGGTTGTTTTCTCTGACAATTTCCTGTCGAACCGTGAGCGGTAAATCCGTCCACGTTTTTGTTGAGTAATCAAGGACGCTCATCGCGTCCCATCCTTTTGCTTTGCCGAGCGCGCGCAGCACGTCCTGCCAGCCGCGCGGCTCTTTGTATGGGTCAAACTTTGCTTTTTCGGCGGCGGTCGGCGGCGTGCCAAACTCCGCCCAATGCGACGCAATGCTTGTCGGCGTTACGGGAGCACCCGAGAACTTTGCCGCAAGGCGCTTGGCGACGTGCGCAACGTGCGTTGCGGTCGCTTGTGGCGAGACTCGCAAAATGTCCGCTCGCGCCTTCGCCACTCGCCCAGCGGCGCCTCGCGTAAGAATGGCGAGGTCATATCCGCTGGCGATGCAGAGCGCATCAAACACTTCGTCGCGTCCTTCAACTAGTACACGCGGCACTTTGCAAACCTCGGGAAACTCCGCGCCTAGTTGCTTACGGATGCACTCGGCTGCGTCGCAGATTGTAAACACACCGCCCGGTCGGACCTTTGGGAAATCGGCGCGTGCCTGCACGAGCGCGCGAGCAATGCGCATTGCGGCATCGTCCTTATTTCTTGTTGTGGAATTGTTGGCAGTTGGAGCCATGTGAAATTGTTGGGCGCATAAAGCGGCGCCCTCGCTTTGTTGTTTTTAGCTAGTTTTACTTGCCGCCGGTGGCGTCGAATTTAAGCGCCGCCGTGTCTTCACGGTCGCCGTCCGCGTTTTCGTCTTTGTCGCCTTCGGGCAATTCAATCTGACCTTGAGCGCGGTCGCCCTTCACGTAGGCTTTTGCCTCGGCGATGCACTCGGCGATAAGCGCGGCGGCTTCCACACCTAGCGGTGGCGAATAGCTGCCTTCCTCGGTCGGTTGTTCAAGGAAACGCTCAGGCGTAATAAATCCGAATTCCTTAGACGAGTCATCCAAATCCTTTTTTGCACGGATGACAATGGTGCTTGCGCCGCCTTTGCTGCCTAGGTCAAAACCGGAGACACGTAGCCCAGCAATGTAGGACTGCGGGAAATGACAAATTGTGGAAACAATCGACCCAAGCGCGTCAATTGCTACACCGAAGGACGGCAAAGGATTGTCGCGCTCGTCCAACTTAAAGTCGCCGTTTCCTTGCCGCCAGTGAATCACAATACTGTGTCGCGTGCGCTTCACGCTGACGATTTCGATCTCCTTCGGCTTCTCGGGTTTTGCGGGCGCCTCTGCGCCGGGTTTATCTTTCTTGGCCATGTTTGGTTTCCTTTCTTTGGGTTGATGTGCTGACAAAACTATTGCGACGGAACGCGGATTACAGACCGCACATTCCCATGCACTCATTTCCAAATCCGGCGAGCATTCCTTGCCCGCGTTCGTCGTCGGTTGAAAAATCCACTTCGCGCAGAGGTTTTAGCGTTTTATGGAGGAACACTTGCGAGCGCATGTTTTGGCTGTGGCTCTTCTCGAATTGCGCGGCCTGCTCGAATTGCGCGGCCTGCTCGAATTGCGCGGCCTGCTCGAATGCTTCCGGCTCTTCGCGCTTCAATCGACGCCATTCTGAGTTGCTGTGATATGGGCAAAAAACGCACGCCGAGCGCGGGGGTTTCGGGAATCCCTTTGACTCCATCCACCTTAGACAATCATGCCGCGTCATTTCTTTTTCGATTAGCGGATAGCGATTGACGGTCCACTTCATGCCGCTGACGCGCATTCTCTGCACTTCATCCAAGCTGATGCCTATCCACTGAATGCACTTCACTTCCTTTTCTGCGCGGCGCACGCCGGAAAGCCCTTTTGCTTTTTTGAGTAATGGCGCGATCTTGAAATCAGCGGTGCAAATTCTTCCGACGATTTTCCCCTTCGCTCCCGTCTCAAAATCTTTAGTGTAATACGGAATGCTCGTTTGGGTGTATATCCGCCCGTCTTTCGTTTTTTTTCTAAGCAAAGCTTTGGCGGATAGTTTTCCGGCCGTGACGCGATGGACGGGGAAAGGGAGGCGCGGCTCAAGCCAATCAAGCCACCGATAAACTGACGCGGGCTCGTCCTGCGTATCGGCAAAGATTGCGCCGGATGGCATCGGTCCGACTTCGCCACATGCCGCCATCAGCGCGAGGCATGACGATTGCACGCCTGCGCCAAGGGAGATTAGATGCATTGGCGCGCTCATGTTGGGATTGGCCCGCCCGCTTCCCATGCTGCAATTTTTGCCTCGTAGGCTTCGCGCCTTGGGTCGTCGTGCGCAGATTTCATTGCTGTGATGCGCGTGAGCGATGCGTCAAATCCGCACCGGAAGATTTCAAGAGCCGTTCCAATTGCCGCCTGCAATTTCGCGTCAGGCTCGACGTGAACCACGAGCGCCGGGAACTGCCGCGAATAGGAAAGAAATTTCCACCACGCGCGCCCGCTAACGTAGAGCGAAAACTGGACTTGCAGCACGTAGTCTTCCGGCACGACGCCATTCAGCAGGTATTCAATGTGCTTTGCCGGCTGCGGCGATTTTATCTCAATGCCGCCGTCCTCGCCAATTAGTCCGTCTGGCGAAAAACCGATGCGCCCGTCGTCGCTTTGGCAAAATCCGACCTCGCGCACAGTGACGTTGTTCTCAAAAGCAAACCACGCGCGCGCCTCGCTTTCGACAATGATGCCTTGTTCCATGCCGAAACTCGTGAAGTCGGAACCCGGCACGCCAAGGATTTTTTCGGCAAGCTTTTTGTAAAGGTAGGTGCGTGGCCCGTCGCCCGTGCGCACTTTGCCGAGCGGCGAGACAAGCGCGCCAATTTCGGATGCCGTAACTTTGCCCAGACGTGCGGCAAGCCATTCGGGCGTCCCTTGTTTGCAGTCAATGATGTTCATACAGCACTCGCCTTTCTGCGGAGTGCCGCAACAAGGCGCTCATAACGCGCGGTGGGAATTTCCTCAAACTTCGCCGCGCCAGCAAATGCGAGAAACGCAACAATGTCGGACTTTGTTTGCGCTACAAGTTCGCGCAGGAAACACACTTGCTCAACGGTAATAAACGCGCCCTCAAGCGATGCGTCCTCATCCTCGCTTTGCAGCGCGTCTTGGCGCACGACAATGTTAAGGCAGTTGAGTAGCGCGTTGCGCTTTGCCGTTGTCGCAGCCTTACAATCGGCTTGCGTGTCACTGTCGGCTTTGCCGGTGCGCACCGCAAACGAGTTGGCGCGCGAGTGCCCGCCAACGTGAGCAAGCGTGCACGTTTCAAGGATTCGCCCGTCGCGGAAATCCATTGAAAACGAAATGGTAAATCCGTTGCGCACAAGCACGGGCGAAATCTGATGCATCACGTCTTCAAAGCGCGCATATTTGCCGCGATTGGCAATGACGGTCTCCGCGACGATCACGGGAAGCTCGCCTTGCAGCTTAACAAAAGCTTCGGCAAATTGCTTCTCGGCGTTGCGTTGCTCCATGCGCTCGTAAAGCTCAACGAGCTTTTCAAGAGCACCGACGTTTTCGGCAGTCACGCCTTTGTCGATCACGGCGGAGAGCATTGCGCCGACGCTCGGCGCTTGCGGCGACATTGCGGGTTGCGTGGCAAGCGGCATTTGCGCCGCGTGAACTAGCTGGGTTTCGTTGTGTGTATTCATAGGTTGGATGAGAATTGACTGATAAAGGAAAATTAGGATGCTGTTGTCTTGGCAGTTGGTGCGGGCGCTGCGGGAGTGGAATCCCCGGCGCCTGCTTTTTTATGAATTGAACGTGGGTAGCCTTTGGATTTGGCAAAACCAACGAGGTCATCAAGCACGCCGCCGAGATTGCGCCCGGTGACGATCTGCCAAATGCCGAGGTGGAACTTAGTATCCACGTCCACGGTTGTTGAGGAGAGCAGCACGCGCACTTCGCTGCCGATGCGCTTGCGATGACCGCGCGTCGCAACTGTCGGGAACGCGGATGATGTAGCAGGTTTGGTTTTCATACAAATTCAGAGCCCCTTTTTGCGCAGCTCGTGGTTGAGTCGCGACCCCATCACGGGGGCGGTGTTAGCAAGAAGTCCGGCAAGCAAATTTCCTGCGGCGTCGTGCGGAGGAACCGCAAACGGTAGGCTGGGCAATCCGCGCACCGTAGCAAGGGTCACCGTTTCTACCGCGTCAGGGTCGCGCAATGGCGCGCCGCTTTCGGCAACTACGTCTTCGCCCGCCCAAACGATGGCGGTAATTTTGATTTCAACTCGGATGTTTTTCATGGGGAAAGTTGGCTGCGTATTTTCGCACGCGCACAGCCGCGCTCGTTGGCCTTGGGAACCAGAGTGGCGCCGGTGATTAGTAGCGAGACGGGGCGAGGGCTTCGGCTTCGGCAAACAGCGCCTCGGCTTGCTTGCGCTTCCGATTCGCGCGGATTTCGGGAGAGTTGTCGCCGGCCTCGCTCATCGCCTGCTCAAACGTCGAAGCGCTGTAAATCGTTTCAAGTCCACCGCACGATACGCGGGCGGTCACGAGCGGGTCCGCCGTTTCGGAACCGTAGAAAGCGACGCTAAGCTCGGCGACCGCATAGTGCTGATTGCCGAACGTCGCTTTGATCTCGCGCGCCTTCGCAGTAAGGAACGCGACGCATTGCGCCTCGGTGATCTGCTCGCCTTCGCGACCCTCGGGAACGAACGGCACGCCGCTCGGAATGATTTTAATGCTCATGGTTGTTGGATTTTGCTGTCGTTGGATTGGAACGGCGACTGCCGCACCGTGCGCCCCTCTGTCACAGGGGCGGGAGGTGCGTCAGGCGGCGACCATGTTGAGGAGCTTGCCGGCGCGACGTTCCAAATCCACGCGGGCATCGACATAATCAAAGCCGCGTGCGTATGCCGTGAGACCTTGCACCAAATCCCACAGCGTCGCGCATTGCCCCTCCTCGCGCATCGCGGTAGCAAGTGCCTCCTTGAGTTCGCTGCGCGTGATTTTCTGCACGCTGACAAGTTTCATCACGTCGTCTATTTCCTTTGGAAGCGCGTGCGACATGGCGCGGCGGATCGTCGCCTCTTCCATAGCGGCGCTGCTCTCGGCGTATGCCACAAGCGCGGGCGTCGCCTCGCTGTCAAACCGATAGGGACCGCCCTGCGTGTGCTTGATCGTGAGCGTGTTCACGTTCTGCGCGCCCCACACAATGTGGTTGCCGCAAACCTCGTTAAACAGGAACGTCGTCAGCCCGAACGTCCGCGCGCCGACCTCGGAATTCCACACGAAGAAACCGCGATTGAGTTTGGCGCGTGGGCCTACGTCGAGGCGCGAGCCGCCGTCGATCATGAACATGAACACGTCGCGGTCGCTGGCGTAAAGGCCGGACGGCTTTACCGTGCCCGTCACGAGGTCATACGCCTTAGGATTGAAAAAGCGCCCGCCCGTGCGCTCAACGATACGTTCCACCGTCCCGACGCAATCAGCGTCCCAAATGCGCCCGTAGGTAGGGCTAGTGACGGCTTGCAGCGTGTTCAGACCTTCATCGCGGGCGACGGTCATAAATTTGACGGCATCGCGCGGCGCGTTCTGAATTCCGTGATTGAGCGCCGGCACAAGAATGTCGTCAGGCAGCGTGCGAAAGTAGCTGGCAGGAGCCTTGAGCAGA